GGTATCAAAATCTCTGCCGCAAAGACGTACCGGAGACCGGCGCCCAACTCCGTGCGGGAAATCGCAAAATAGCAGGGCGGGGGTTATGCAGGAGGTGATGCAAAATGGCAGGCAGAAAGCCGAAACCTACAAATCTGAAAGTGCTGGAGGGCAATCCAGGCAAGCGGCAGCTGAATCCCAGCGAGCCGAAGCCGGACGCATCTGTCCCGAAGTGTCCGGCGTGGCTGAGCAAAGAGGCAAAGCGTGAGTGGAAACGGCTTGTGCCCTTTTTGGAAAAGGCGGGGCTGCTGACGCAAGCAGACCGTGCCGCTTTCGCCGGCTATTGCCAGTCCTATGCCAACTGGATCGAGGCGGAAGCACACCTCGCCGCAGAGGGCAGCACCTTTGAAACCCCGAACGGCTATCAGCAGCAAAGCCCTTGGGTGTCTATTGCGCAGACAAACCAGAAAAACATGCTGCGGTTCTGCACGGAATTTGGTCTGACACCGTCCAGCAGAAGCCGCATCGTTGTGGAAAACACATCAAATCCTGAAGCAGATGACATGGAAGCATTGCTGGGGGATGGCAGATGATGGGGAAAAATGACCGTCGTCCGGCGGAATTCCCCCGTCTGGAACGCTACGAGCCGTCCGGATTCATGCTCCCCACGTCCCATTATGATGCCAAAAAAGCAGACCGAGCCGTGGCATTTATTGAAAATCTCCGGCACACCAAGGGAAAATGGGCAGGCAAGCGGTTCTGGCTGCTGCCGTGGCAGGAGCAGATCATCCGGGACGTGTTCGGCATCGTCAAAGAAAACGGCAAGCGGCAGTTTCTCACGGCGTATGTGGAGATCCCCAAGAAAAACGGCAAGTCAGAACTGGCGGCAGCGGTCGCCCTGTACCTGCTGTACGGGGACAACGAGCCGTCCGCCGAGGTGTACGGCTGTGCCGCAGATCGGCAGCAGGCATCTATCGTTTATGACGTGGCAAAGCAGATGATCGCACAGTCGCCGGCACTGGAAAAGCGGTCGAAGGTCATCGATTCTGTCAAGCGTGTGGTGAACTACAGCAATGCCGGATTCTATCAGGTGTTGTCCGCAGAAGTCGGCACCAAGCACGGGCTGAACGTGTCCGGTCTGGTGTTTGACGAGCTGCACGCACAGCCAAACCGGAAGCTCTGGGACGTTATGACCAAGGGTTCCGGCGACGCCAGAGAGCAGCCGCTGTTCTTTGCCATTACCACCGCCGGAAACGACCGGAACAGCGTGTGCTGGGAACAGCACCAGCTGGCGATGGACATTCTCCGAGGCAGAAAGGCGGATCCCACCTACTATCCGGTGGTCTACGGCTTGTCCGATGAGGCGGACTGGAACGAGGAGAAGAACTGGTACAAGGCGAACCCCTCACTGGGGTACACCATCCAGATCGACCGTGTCCGGAATCTGTACCGGCAGGCTCTGGACAATCCGGCTGACGAGAACAACTTCAAGCAGCTGCGGCTGAATATGTGGGTGTCCTCCACCGTGGGCTGGATTCCGGAGCACGTCTGGGACTGGGGCAGCAAACCCATTGACACGGCGGCTCTGGAAGGCAGAACGTGCTACGCCGGACTGGACCTGTCCTCCACCACGGACATCACCGCATTTGTGCTGGTGTTTCCGCCGGAGAGCGAGGACGCACCCTACATTGTGCTGCCCTACTTCTGGCTGCCGGAGGATACGCTGGATCTGCGTGTCCGGCGTGACCACGTCATGTACGATGTGTGGGAAAAGCAGGGATACATCTGCACCACCGAGGGCAACGTGGTACACTACGGCTTTATCAAAAAGTTCATTGACGATCTGGGACGGAAATTCCACATCAAGGAGATCGCCTTTGACCGTTGGAACGCAGTGCAGATGGCACAGGACCTAGAGGACATGGGTTTTACCATGGTGCAGTTCGGACAGGGCTTTCGTGACATGAGTCCGCCGTCCAAGGAGCTGATGCGGCTGCTGCTGGAAAAGCGTATCCGGCACGGCGGAAATCCGGTGCTGCGGTGGATGTCGGGGAATGCCGTGGTCAGGCGTGACCCTGCCAGCAACATCAAACCGGACAAAGAAAAATCCACAGAGAAGATTGACGGCATTGTGGCACTGGTCATGGCGCTGGATCGCTGCATCCGGCATAAGGACGACACCGAGGGCAGCGTGTACGATGAAAGAGAACTTCTGATTTTTTGAGGTGATGACAATGGGAATTTTCACAGGGCTGTTCCGGTCACGGGACAAGCCGAAGAATTACTACCACAGCCCGTCCTACGCCTATTGGTTCGGGCGGTCGAAAAGTGGTGCAGAGGTCAATCCCTTTACGGCAATGCAGCAGTCGGCGGTGTACGCCTGCATCAAGGTGCTGGCAGAATCCGTGGCACAGCTGCCCCTGCATCTGTACGAGCGGACGGAGCACGGCAAAGAGCCGGCAGTGCAGCATCCGCTGTACAAGGTGCTCCATGACCAGCCCAATCCAGAGATGACTTCGTACACGTTCCGGGAGGTGCTGATGACGCACCTGCTCATTTACGGCAACGCCTACGCTCAGATCATCCGCAACGGCCGGGGCGAGGTGCTGGGGCTGTATCCGCTGGCGGCGAACCGTGTCCGGGTGGAACGGGAGGACAGCGGCGAGCTGGTCTATCTCTACCGCCGCTATGATGATGCGAACCCCAACTTCAAGGAACAGGGCGAGATCCGGCTGTATGACTTTGACGTGCTGCACATCCCCGGCATGGGATTTGACGGGCTGGTGGGCTATTCGCCCATCGCTCTGGCACGGAACGCCATTGGTCTGGCTCTGGACTGCGATCAGTACGGCTCCAGTTTCTTTGCCAACGGGGCAGCACCCAGCGGCGTGCTGAAACATCCTGGCGTGCTGAAAGATCCCCAGAAGGTGCGTGAAGCGTGGGAAAAGGCATACGGCGGAGCAGGGAACTCCCACAAGACTGCCGTGCTGGAAGAGGGCATGGACTACCAGCCCATTTCCATGACACCCCAGGACAGCCAATTCCTTGAAACAAGGAAGTTCCAGCTGGAAGAGATCGCCCGGCTGTACCGGGTGCCGCTGCACATGATCGGCGATCTGGATCACGCCACGTTTTCCAACATCGAGCAGCAGTCGCTGGAGTTTGTGCAGTTCACGCTGATGCCATGGCTGACCCGGTGGGAGCAGGAAATTCAGCGTTCCCTGCTCCTGCCCCAGGAACGGCGGTATTTCGCAAAGTTCAACGTAGACGGCATGCTCCGGGGCGACTATAACAGCCGGATGCAGGGCTATGCGACCGCACGGCAGAACGGCTGGATGTCTTCCAATGACATCCGGGAACGTGAGGATGAAAACCGCATTCCGGCAGAGGAAGGCGGCGACCTGTATCTGGTAAACGGCAGCTTCACCAAGCTGAAAGATGCCGGAGCGTTTGCAAATGGAGGTGAAAGCAAATGAAGAAGTTTTGGAACTGGCTGCGGAACGATGCAGACGGCGAGAACGAGCTGTATCTGAACGGTGCCATTGCCAGTGAAACCTGGTGGGGTGATGAGGTCACGCCTGCCGCATTTCAGGCGGAGCTGAAACAGCACACCGGGGATGTGACTGTCTGGATCAACTCGCCAGGCGGAGATGTGTTCGCAGCGGCGCAGATTTACACCATGCTGCGGAATCATCCCGGAAAGATCACAGTAAAGATTCACGGTATTGCTGCATCTGCCGCATCGGTGGTGGCGATGGCAGGAGACACAACTCTGATTAGCCCGGTGGGCATGCTGATGATCCACAATCCGTCCACCATGGCAGCCGGCGAGAAAAAGGACATGGAGCAGGCAATCACTGTCCTGGAGGAAGTCAAGGAATCCATCCTGAATGCTTATGTGGCAAAAACCGGACTTTCCCGAAATCGTCTTGCAAAGATGATGGATGCGGAAACGTGGTTGAATGCCAATGAGGCAATGCGGCTGGGATTCGTGGACGGCATCCTGTTCGCAGAGGAAGATCCGGACAAAAAGCCGGAGGAAGAGAAAGATCCCGAAGAGGATGAACCCGAAGAGAATCCGGAAGAAACCCCTGACGAACCAAACAAGGCACCAGAGGAAGACCCGGAGAAACCGGAAGAAGAGGATCCGGACAAAAAGAAAGAACAGCCTGCACAGGCGTATTCTCAGAAACGAATGATGCAGTCTTTCCTGGCAAAGCTGGGGCAATCCAACAAGACTGTGGATGCGGCACAGCTGCGTGCAAGGCTGAATCTGCTAAAACCGTAAGGAGGAAAAGCGAATGACTATGACAGAAAGATTGCAGCGTCTGACAGCACTCCGGCAGGAGCGTGCTGCAAAGTGGGACACCGCCAGAACATTTCTGGATTCCAAGACCCACAACGGCAGAATGAGCGAGGCGGACGCTGCTAAGTATGAAGCCATGGAAAAGGAACTGACCGATCTGGGCAGTGATATTGCCCGTCTGGAACGTGCCAACGAAATGGAAGCTGCCATGAACGCTGCCGGCAATCCCATTCTGGGAGAGCCTCACAGCGGCAAAGCTGCCGGTACCGGCACTGCGTCCGCATCGTACAAGCAGGCGTTCTGGAATGCGATCCGGAACAAGCACTATACCGCTGCGGTGCAGAACGCATTGCAGGTGGGGACGGATTCTGAGGGCGGCTATCTGGTGCCGGACGAGTTTGAGCGTCAGCTGATCGAGGCATTGGAGGATGAAAATGTGTTCCGCACACTGGCAACGGTGATTACCACCGCTTCCGGTGATCGGAAAATCCCTATTGTCAGCGACAAGGGAGAGGCATCGTGGATTGACGAGGAAGGTACTTTCCCGTTGTCAGACGATACCTTCGGTCAGAAGTCTCTGGGCGCGTACAAGGTGGGCACAGCGCTGAAAGTTTCCACAGAGCTGCTCAATGATGCTGCCTTTGATCTGGAAGCGTACATCTCCAAGGAGTTCGGCCGCAGACTGGGCACCAAGGAAGAAGAGGCATTCTGGGTTGGTGACGGCAAGAGTAAGCCGACCGGTATCTTTAACGCCACCGGCGGTGCAGGCACCGGTGTGACTGCTGCATCTGCCACGATCACGTTTGACGACATGCTGGAGCTGTATTACAGCCTGAAATCCCCGTACCGCAAGAATGCCACATGGGCAATGAATGACGCCACCATCAAGGCGCTGCGCAAGGTCAAGGATACGACCGGTCAGTACATCTGGCAGCCGTCTGTGGTTGCCGGTGTGCCGGACATGATCATGAACCGCCCGTATGTGACTTCCAGCTATATTCCGGCTCTGGCATCCGGCAAGACCGGCATTGCTTTCGGCGATTTCCGTTACTACTGGATCGGCGACCGGCAGGGCGTGACTTTCAAGCGTCTGGACGAGTTGTTCTCCATGACCGGACAGGTGGGATTCCTGGCATCCAAGCGTTTGGACGGCAAGCTGATCCTGCCGGAGGCGGTAAAACTGCTGGCAGTGAAGTAAGCAACGGAGGTGCTCTGTATGGTGACGCTGGAAGAAGCAAAGAACTATCTCCGTGTGGAACATAGCGAAGATGATGCCCTGATCGAGTCCCTGATGCTGACTGCATCGCAGATGGTGATGGATGTTGGGAGAGTGACAGCGGAGCGGTACGAGCAGGAGGAAGCCTGCCACACCGCAACGCTGTACGCTGTCGCCTACCTGTATACGCATCGTGAGGAGGCAAATCACAACAGCCTGCTGCTGACGCTGCGGGCAATGCTCTTTGCACAGCGGGAGGGAGTGATCTGATATGGCAGTATCCATTGCCGAGCGCAATCAGCGCATTACCATACAGCGCAATGAAACGGCGACAGACGGCATCGGCAACCACACCAGTGCATGGACGGATTTTTTGGAGCTGTGGGCAAACGTGACAATTACTGCATCCACGGAGGGAACAGAGGCGGGTGTTACGTCCATGACACAAGGGCTAAAGGCGATTGTGCTGAAAAGCGCAGAAACAACGGCAATCAGAAGCAATTGCCATCGCATCATTTTTGACGGCGAAATATACAACATCACAGGCGTGGTGCCATATTACACGAGCTGTGACCTCGTGCAGATCACGGCAGTATCGCAGAAAGGACGACCGGATGGACACGGTGAATGTGGAATCTCTGGCGAGTGTGATTGCACAGGAGCTTGAAGCATATGCAGACCTTGCAGCCGATGCCATGAAAGACGCAGTCACACAGACGGCAAAGGCAGTGCGAAAAGAGCTTGTGACGACATCACCGGTTGGCACTGGCGCATACAAGAAAGGCTGGCGTGCATCTGCACTCGATGAGAAATCATACAAAAAGGTCATGGTGGTGCACAACCGGAAGTACCGCATCGTCCATCTGCTGGAAAAGGGGCATGCAAAGCGGAACGGCGGTCGTGTGGCTGCCAGACCGCATGTTGCAGCCGCAGAGGAACATGGTGAAAAGATGCTGGAAGCGCTGTTTGTAGAAGCACTTGGAGGATAAGCATGACCTATGAAGAGATCGCCGCAATGGTGAAAGAGATGGGCTTGCCCTGTGCATACCACCACTTTGCAGAAGGGGAAAGCCCACCTCCGCCGTTTGTGGTGTTTTTATCACCTGGTGAACATGTGTTCCATGCCGATAATATTCGCTATGCGGGCTGGAAGCAGCTGGACGTGGAGCTGTACACGGATACGAAAGATCCGGATGCAGAGCAGCGGGTGGAAGATGTCCTGACCGCACACGAGATCAGCTATGTAAAATCGGAAATATGGATCGAGAGCGAAAAGCTCTACGAAGTCCTGTATGAAATGGAGGTATAAGCCATGGCGACCAAAAAGAACAAGGTGAAATTTGGCTTGAACAAGGTGCATTTTGCGATGTGCCATACTGACGATGACGGCAACACCACTTTTGACACGCCGGTGCGTGTGCCTGGCGCAGTATCGCTGTCTGTAACACCGTCCGGCGAGGCGGAGAACTTCTACGCAGACAACCGTGTGTACTACGTCATCAACAACAACGCCGGCTATGAGGGCGACTTGGAGCTTGCCCTGCTGTCGCTGGAATTCCGCCAGCAGGTGCTTGGCGAACTGCTGGATCAAAAGGGGGTATTGACCGAAAAGAACGATGCAGCGCTTGCACAGTTTGCGCTGCTGTTTGAGTTCGACGGCGATGTCAACCACATCCGCCACGTGCTGTACTGCTGTACGGCATCCCGCACATCTGTGGAGGGTGAGACCAACACCGACACCAAAACCCCGAAGACAGAGACATGCAGCTTCACCGCTGCGGCGCTGGATAACGGTCTGGTGAAGTGCCGTACATGCGAGAGCACCGATTCCACAGTATATGAAAACTGGTACAAGGCAGTTTATGTGCCTACTTTTGCTGCGAGTGAGGGAGCGTAAAGATGCTGGAAAGAACAATTACAATCGATGGAAAACCCGTGAAATTCCGTGCCTCTGCCGCTGTTCCCAGAATGTATATGGCGCTGACCGGCTCTGATATTTTCTCTGACATCGGAACACTGGCAGAGCAGTTCCATCCGCCGAAGCCGGAGGAAGATGCACAGCAGGAAACAGATGGGCAGCAGAAGCCGACGGTTGACCTGAAAGACCTGGCTAAGATGAGTGTATTTGAGAACATCGCCTATGTGATGGCAAAGGCAGCGGACAGCAGCGTGCCGGATACCGTGGAAGCGTGGCTAGACCAGTTCGGCATGATGTCTGTTTGGCAGGCGTTTCCGCAGATCGCAAAACTGTGGACATCCAGCCAGAAGACAAACGTAGCCCTTAAAAAAAAGAACGCCCGACCGAACGGGAGATGACAACGGCGCTGTTCCTGCTCCGGTGTATCCAGATCGGGCTGTCTATGCAGGACTTGAATGAACTGACATATGGCATGGTGCTGGATATCTTTTCGGAGCATGCCAACGACAGCTGTGAGTATGCGAGTCTTGCAACACAGCGGGATTTCGATACATTCTGAGGAGGTGACAAGGTATGGCAAGTGATAAGCGCATCAAAGGGCTGTCCATCCAGATTGACGGCGACACCACAGGGCTGACAGAAGCGCTGCACGATGTCAACAAATCGATCACCTCCACACAGGCACAGCTGAAAGACGTGGAAAAACTGCTGAAGCTTGACCCTGAAAATGTTGAGCTGTTATCCCAGAAGCAGGACCTTTTGACACAGGCGGTCAGCAAGACCGAGGAAAAACTGAATGTCTTGAAAGAGGCTGCTGCGCAGGCGCAGGATCAGCTTGCAGAAGGTAAGATTTCGCAGGAGCAGTTCTCCGCATTGCAGCGTGAGATCGCAGCAACCGAGATCGAACTGAAACGATACAATTCCCAGCTGGATACTGCGGCAGATGCCACGGAAGATCTGGGCAACGCTGCGGAGCAGGCAGCACAGGATTCCGGTGAGGCAAGCGGGGAGATCAGAGAACTCGGCAACGTAGCAGACGATCTGGGAGATGCAGCGGAGGATGCCGGTGACGGTACAAAAGATCTTGGCGAATCCGCCAGGGATTCCGGCGACGGCTTTTCCGTGCTGGGCGGGGCGGTGGCGACCTTTATCGGCAACGGTCTGACTGCACTGGTGAGTGCTATCGGCGACGCCATTTCTTCATTTGCGGATTTGAGTGAATCGACACAAGAATACCGTGAGAACATGAACAAGCTGTACACTGCCACATCTGCGGCAGGCATGGATGCGGACTACATCACACAGGCATACAGCCAGCTGTACGGCGTTCTGGGCGATGAAACCGCCACCACGACCACCATTTCCAACTTTGAAAAGCTGGGCGTATCCATGCAGGACATGGACAGCCTGCTGGACAGTGCCACCGGTATCTGGGCAGTGTACGGCGATTCCATTCCGCTGGACGGTCTGGCGGAGAGCGTCAATGAAACAGCGAAGGTCGGACAGATCACCGGCACAATGGCGGATGCGATCAACTGGGCATCTGCCAGCAATGACACATGGGCAAATGCCCTCGGTGGAAACACCGCTGCACTGAACGCTTTCAACAACGGTGTATCCCAGGGAATGAGTGCAGAGGACGCATTCAACGAGGCTCTGGCTGCCTGCGGTGATGAGCAGGAGCGGCAGCAGCTGATTATCAGCACGCTGAACGGACTGTACGCCGATAGTGCAGAAACCTATCGGGAAAACAATGCGTCCATCATTGATGCACGGGAAGCAACGGTCAACTATCAGGACGCTGTGGCAAGTGTAGGGGCTGCCATGGAGCCGCTGCAAACCACCATGACCAATTTCAAGGCGAATCTGATTTCCGGCGTATCACCGGCATTGCAGGAGCTGTCTGATGCGTTCCTGGGTGTTGTCACCGGTGCAGATGGTGCGGAAAACGGCATTGCTTCTGCCGTCAAAGGACTTGCGGATACTGTGTCTTCTATGGCTTCTGATGCCGTTCCGGAACTTGCAGGCATTGGCACGCAATTGTTACAAGGCGTGATGCAGGGAATGACAGAGAGCGCCCCAACACTGTTATCGGCACTTTCGAGTGTGATAACGGAACTGGTCAATGCTGGTGTTTCGCTCGTACCGCAGTTTCTTGACATGGCAATTACAATTGTTGGAGGTATTGCAAACCAGCTGATAGACCTTGTGCCACAACTTTTGCAGGCTGCAACCACATTGCTTATGGCAATTGTGAATGCCGTCCCCGTATTGATAAACACCCTTGTGCCGATGCTGCCAAAAATCATCATTGCAATTGTCAACGCTCTGACCAGCGCTATTCCGCAGCTGCTTTCCGCTGCTGTTACGCTGTTCATGGCGCTGGTCAATGCGCTCCCGCAGGTCATCAATGCCCTTGTGGCTGCGCTTCCGAGGATATTGACCGCCATTACAAATTGCCTGCAAGCATCCATTCCGGCACTGCTGCAAGCTGCAATTACAATGCTGATGGCGATTGTGGACGCACTGCCAACGATCATCAATTCACTGGTTGTGGCTCTTCCGGCTATCATTACTGCACTTGTCAACTTCTTTCTTGCAAATATTGATCAGATACTTGACGCAGCCATCCAGTTGCTGATGGCGCTGGTAGATGCAATCCCAGAAATTCTGGTGGCTCTGGGCAATGCACTGCCGCAGATCATCGATGCAATTCTTGGTGCGGTTGTGGATGCCGTTCCGAAACTATTGAAAAAGTCCAGGGAACTGTTTGGCAAGGTCATGGAAGCGTTGGGCGAGCTGCTGGGCAAGCTTCCCGGCAAGATGCTGGAAATCCGTGATTCCATCGTCAACGGCATTCAGGATTCTGTATGGAAGGTGCGGGATGCTGCCGGCGAAATCGCCGATGCCATCCTCGATCATATCAAAGAATTGCCCAGCAAGATGTTTAGCGCTGGTCAGGACATTGTAGAGGGACTCTGGAATGGTATCAATGACATGGTGGACTGGATCGGGAACAAGATTCAGGGATTCGGTGAAAATGTGTTGAGCGGAATCAAGAATTTTTTCGGCATCGCTTCCCCGTCTAAGGTGATGCGTGACGAGGTCGGCAAGTATCTCCCTGCCGGCATTGCAATCGGTATTGAGGACTCCACGCTTGCCGCCGTAAAATCCGTGCAGAAGATGGCGGACAAACTGCGGAATACTGCGGTAGAAAGCCTGAACGGCATAACATCCGGTGCAGCATACCGAATGCAGCAGAACCCCATGACGGCAGCACTCAGCGGCAGTGCACCTGTCGTCAACAACTACTACCAGACGGACAACAGCCGCACGGTGAATCAGACGAACAACAGCCCCAAGGCGCTGTCTCGGCTGGAAATTTATCGGCAGACAAGGAATGCCGTGCAAGTGTGAGGTGAAACCCGGTGAAATACCACTTGATTTTAGAAAATGCAGACGGCGACCAGATTGACATGTCAGCCACGGCGCTCCGTTACATGATGTCCAACGTCACAGGGCTTGATCCGCCAGCTGCCTCTGTCAGCACATCCACCTATGCCACACGGAACGGCTGCCTCCTGAATCGTGCTTTTTTGGAAAAGCGAAACATCGTCATCTCGTTTGAAATGCGGGGAATCGGCATAGAAGCACGCCGTCATGCACTGTATCAGGTGGTAAAGACGGCGCAGCCTATCCGGGTATATTATCGCACCTCTGCCATTGATGCTTATGCAGACGGCATCGTGGAGACGTGCGAAATCAACCGCTTCCAGAGTGGCGTTTCCGGACAAATCAGCATCTTGTGCCCGGATGTGTATTTTTATAGCTGCAAAGAGACTGTGGCGGTATTCGGCAGCACGCTGTCCGGCTTTAAGTTTCCCTTTGCGATTGAAGAGAAGCCTGGCGTGCCTCTTGGCACATATCGCACTGAGGATACGGTGGAGATCATCAACGAGGGCGACGAGGTCGGCTTGACCATTGACCTTGAAGCGCATGATGGCGTGGTATATATGCCGACCATCTACAATGCAGATACCGGAGCGTATCTGCGCATCACCGGCGAGATACAGCCGGAGGACAAAATCACCATCTCGACCAAAAGAGGAAGCAGAACCGTGACGCTGACCAGAAACGGCGTGACAACGGTTATCATGAATCGCTGGGTATCGGGGAACACGTGGTTTACACTGCCTCCGGGTGCATCGCATTTTTACCTGACCGCAGTATCCGGACTAAAATATCTGACAGCGACTTTTCACCATACGGACGCTTATCTGGGGGTATGACCGATGTATCTGGAGATATATGACAGCAGCAACACAGAATCCGGCATGTATATCCAGCTTGCCGGTATCTGTGACAGCTATTCCAGCGTTTTGTGGGATGTGGAATACTACGAGTCTGGACAGTTTGAAGTATACGTCGCCGCCACAGCAGAGACAATGGCGCTGTTTCGGCGTGACCGCATTGTTGGACGCAGCGACGATAACAACCATTACGGCATCATTGAGGGCGTGTATCTGCGCACGGATGCGGAAAACGGCGATTACCTCACCATCTCCGGGCGCTTTTTGATGTGCCTGCTCAGCCGGCGGATTATTGTGCCAACGCTTTTGATCTCTACCATGACGACCTATGGCGAGATCGTGCAGCAGGCTGTCCGGCAGAATTGTACCACCGGAACAGAACGGCGCATCCCAAACTTAGAGATCGGTGGAATCACGGGGAACGCATGGCTGAATAAAACGAAGCTGCAAGTCAGCTACGAAAACCTCATGGACTGGATTTATACCATCTGCCAAAAAGTCGGCGGCACGGCGAACATCCGGCTCCGTGAGACAAAGACCGGCTCCGGACTGTACCGCATGGTGTTTGAGCTGTCGCAGGGGACAGACCGGAGCATCCGGCAGTCCGGCAATGCGCCGGTTGTCTTTTCCGACACATACGACAATCTATTGACGTATATCTATAACAGCGATTACTCAGAGCACCGGAACTACGCCTATATCTACGGAGAAGGCGAGGGTGCACAGCGAAAATCGGCAGTCTGCTACGATACGGAGGAAATCCCGACAGGGTTTGATCGCTATGAAATTTATGTCAATGCAAGCGACCTGTCGCAGACCGTGCGGAACGATGACGGAACAGACACTGCACTGACAAGCGAGGAATACCGTGAAATGCTGCGGGAGCGTGGAGAGGAAAGCCTTGTTGCGCCGGTGCTGTCCAGCGAAGCGACGATTGCGGCACAAGACCACCAGTTTACTTATGGCGTAGATTATCAGGTGGGGGATTGGATTACCATGCAGCACACAGGCTATGGAATCAGCATGCCAAGAGTCAGACTGATCGGCATGGTGGAGAGTTTTGACAGTGACGGCTACGGTTTGTCGCCGGTCGTCCAGGAGTAAGGAGATGAAAACCACATGGAATGCGGCTTTTTTAACAGCAAAGGCGATGATCGCCTATACAATGCGGAACACTTTACCAGCTACCTGTCCAGCCTGATTTGCAATGGCATACAGGACAACTACGGCAGCTGCTTTGCGCTGTCTGCCAGCGGCGGCATGATGCTGACCATTGGCAGCGGTAAGGCGTGGATAGACGGACACTATGCCCAGACAAGCACGGAAACAAATCTTGACTTGTCAAAGTACGTGGATGAATCGCTGTCACGGTATGTGGTAGTTGGCGTGTACTGCGACACGGCAGAGAATGTGCGAGACTGTGATTTTGTCGTGAAATCCGGCACATGCTCTGCATCTCCGGCAATCCCGGCGTTTGCGAACACAGATACTCGCACTTATCTCACCTTGTGTGCAGTCCTGCTGCGGGCAGGCGTGACAGAGATCACCAAGAGCAACATTACCGACTACCGAAACAATGACAGCAGATGCGGCTATGTGCGTTGTATCCTGGGCAAGTGCAAGGTATCTGAAATCCTCGACTCGCTGGGCAACTATCGAAAGACAGTGTCCGACCTGACACAACAGGTGGAAAACCTGACCGCACGCCTTGACGAAGTGGAAGAGATCGCCGGCACAAATGGCGTCACACTGTTGGACGCAGGAAAAATTGGTGAATCTGTGTCCTATGCATCCTACTCCAACGGCAATACACAGATCGTGGGCAGCGGTGCTACTTACGATTACGACGCTGCGGAAAACAAGTCGCCCTTTTACAACAGTAGAGATGTTGGCTCTATCACGGTAAAGAGCGGAGTAACCCGCATCGGCAGCTATGGCTTCTACGCCTGCAATGCGGCAATGGCAACACTGCCGGACACGTTGAAAAGCATTGGAAGGTGTGCCTTTTGCGGGAGTACCGGCGGCACAACGCTGCCGCCTGATGTCGGAGGGCTGCGCTCTGTTACCATCCCAGCAAGTGTTACCACACTTGAAAGTTATGCATTTGCACAGTGCAGACTGGAAACGATCACGCTGCCGAAAACAGTTACTTCCATCGGGAAGTATGTGCTCTATGGCTGCAAGCTGCTGACCTCTGCGGAGGTGCTGAGTCCGACGCTCGGCGACTTACTTTTCACGTATTGTTCCGGTTTGCGGTCATTGACAATCGGCAGAAGCGTGGTTGCCTTTGGCAGCACAATGTTTACGTACTGCGACAGCTTAACCACCATCACATACGCCGGCACAAAAGCGCAATGGAACGCAATCCGGAAACCGGATGACTGGATAAGCGCAAACACAAGCAGCGGGCATCATAACGGCACGCTGGAGCGCATCTCCTGCACAGACGGTGCATTTGTGTGGAACAGCCAGACGAAACAATGGGAGGAGGAAACGTAATGCTGAAATTTTGCATTGATGGGCAGAAAATCGACCTGATCAACCGTCAGGTCGTCGCCGATCAGCAGCTGAACTTTGTAGACATGTGCTTTTTGTTTTCTGCGGATTGGGACGACCTCGACAAAACCGCCCAATTTGTGCAGGAGGACAAGACGTATCATGTGCATCTTGGCTCTGACACGGTTTGCCATTGCATGCTCCCAGCGGAGATCAAGACCGGATGTGTCAGCATCAGCATTTTTGGGTATGCCGTGGATGGTTCTGTGCGTGGTACAACAGTACCCATCTGCCTCAGTATAAAGAGAGCAGGTTTTAAAGGCGACGGTGAAACACCTATCCCGCCAACGCCTGACCTGTACGCCCAGCTGCTGGAAGAGATCGACAAGAAGATTGCATCCCTGCATGACGGCAAGGATGGCGCAGACGGTGTGGACGGTAAAGACGGAGCAGATGGAAAGTCCGCCTACCAGATCGCTGTAGAAGCTGGCTATACCGGCACGGAAACAGAGTGGCTTGCATCTCTCAAAGGCGAGAAAGGCGATACCGGAGAAGCCGGCGCATCAGGAGAAAAAGGCGAAAAGGGAGATCGTGGCGAAAAAGGCGACACCGGCGCTGCCGGAAAAGATGGCACAAATGGAAAAGATGGTGCAGACGGCTTTTCTCCGTCCGCAAAAGTCGAAAAGACCGGCAGTGTTGTCACTATCACCATTACCGACAAGGACGGTACAACCACGGAATCCTTTACCGAGGGCGCAGCTGTAGACCTGACACCATATGCAACAAAGGCTTTTAGCAGTGTGCGTCTTGGCAACTCTGGGGGGGATATGTTCACTGCCTCCAACAAATCGGATACTATTACATTTGGCGTAGACGGCGGAATTACCATTGAAATTGACAAAGACCGGAAATCTGTGATAATCGGATGCCATACCCACGACAACAAGGGCATTCTGGACGCAACAGAAGCGGCATATACCGCAGATAAGGACAAAAAGCTGACGGAAATAGAAGACACCAACACCACATACACACTGTCACGCAAAAGTTTCACCACGAAATTTGACAGCGTGAACACGTTGCTATATAACAGCTACGATAAAAGTGGAAAGAGCATCGGCACGTCCGAAATTGACATCCAGCCGACATTTACTGCGCTGGGAACATCGGTTTTGACGAGCGGAAAAGGCTATATCCCAATTTTGGACAGTAGATATGAAACCCGGTACGGTGACAAATCCGATATGGATGCTTATATCAAAGCAGACCCGCATTACACAAGCCTGATCTATCTTGACAGCATGTATGACGGAAGCACTACGGTATCCAATGACAATACGGTGCTCGTTGTAAAAGTCCCGCTGGAAGCAACCCGCTTTATTGGTGCAAATGCTACAGAAGAGCAGCAAGGCTTGATGTCCCCGGAAGACAAAGCGAAACTGAACGGCGTGCCGGAAAGCTTTACGGAAGCGCAGTGGAAAGGTGTGCTTAGCGCAACGCATGTGCACACAAACATTGAAGTGCTCCATGCGTTAACGCCTGCCAATCTGGCAGACATTCAGACAAATTTCCCGAAAGAAATTTACGACCTGCAAACCACTCTTGGCGACATCCAGACAGCGCTGGACTCGTTTGATCCGTCGGCTTGGGTTGTGGGCGGATCCATGGAAATCAGCGGGGCAATGACCGCAAATCTGCCAAGCAAGAAGTCTTTTGTAGGCACATATCACGACACAACAAACGATGAGTGGTACAACATCGTTTCGGTCAGACATCGCAACGGATACAACGACGGAAACAAATCTGGCATGGCAATATATTCCGATATGTTTGAAACCGGCAAGCCTAAATGGAATGACAATCTTAAATGGAATAAGCAGAATGCTGACGGAACGTGGCAGGGTGTGCGCACGCTGCTGGACACGGTAAACTATAGCAATCAGATGGCGGCGGAACTGACATCCGAAAACCTCAACAACGAAGTTACAAACGGCATCTTCGGGCTATTTTACGCGGCTGCAAACAACACATGCCAAAATACGGCAGTTCCAGGTGATGCGTTTTTCTTGATTGCCATTCGGATTGCGGCAAATCTGAAAATGCAGGTTGCTTTTTATCCGCATAACAACAAAATGTATATGCGGTCTTGGAACGGGAAAACATGGACAACATGGCGGCAGATATAGGTGCAAAGGGGGGAGAGATTGGACTGGACAGAGATCATCACCGCCGGCATTGCAGCGGCAGGGGCTGTTGCAGGCTCTGCGCTGATGCAGAGCAAGACAATGGCGATCCTGAAAGAACGCCTTGACGCACTGCGGAAAGACGTGGAAGTGCTGTCAAGGCGTGTGGACAAGCACAATGGGGTGCAGGAGCGTGTCCTGCTCGCCGAGTGCAAAATCGAGGAACTGGAAAAGGAGCTGAAGAAATGAAAAACCGGAATTGGAAACAGTGGCTGAAAGCAGCCGGCATCCGGGCGGTCAAAACCATGGCGCAGACTGCTGTTGGCGTCATCGGCGTGGCTGCTGTGATGCAGGAGGTTAGCTGGGTAATGGTCGGCAGCTCTGCGCTGCTGGCAGGCGTGCTGTCCGTGCTGACAAGCGTGGCGGGGCTGCCGGAGGTTGAGGAAGATGTCTGAAAGGAGCTGGAAAAATGACGATTACCAATCAATATCTGACACACAATCGCCCGTACACCAAGCGGAGCCGTACCGATGCAATTGCGATGCACTG